AATAGATATTTATCATCAACTTTTGCCACTCTATATAGACAAATAACTGGTTATCATATATGGTATGCGGCTAGTTCTGGTACTGCTGGAGGTATAATAACTTTTACACAAGCAATGACATTGGCAGCCAGTGGAAACCTTTTAATCGGTACAACTACGGATTCAGGTATCAAATTAGATGTTAATGGTACTGGTATATTTCGTGGTCAATTAGAAACAACAAGTAACTTAATAACATCTGGTTATATAAATAGTAATAATTATATTCGCATTACTGGTGGTTCTGATACTGGTTCACAACTTGTTATGTGGGCAAATTCAAGCGGAAATACTTTTTTGGCTGGTTATGATTTTCAAATTAATACTGGTTCTAATAATTCAAGGTCAGCCAGTTTATATATAGGACCTACTGGATCAGCCATTTTTTATTCAGGTGTAGAAATTAATGGACAATTCAAAGTTGATGGACAAACTTCTGGTACTGCTGGTGGATCATCAGGACAACATTTAATCATCAATTGTGATGGAACAACCTATAAAATTGCTTTATTAAATAATTAAAACAAATAAAATGAAACAAATACAACCCGTACAAATTTGGGTAAACGGACAAGTTAAAGAGGGATCATGGCTCAATTCCTATATTATCAATGACAACCTTTCATCCAGTGCAACTTTTTACTGGTCAATTCTTGCCAGTGGAAGCGAACCCGATAGTGCTGGAGAGAAATTGTCCGAAGGAAATAGCACCATTGATGGCGAAAACTACATCGTTTGGGGTGAAGCTGCCGACATAAATTTGGCTGCTTATCAGTGGATTGCATCACAACTTGGCTTAACTTTGATTTAATAACAACTAAAATTTGACAAAATGAACGAAAAACAAGCAATTAATGTAATCAAGTCAGCACTGGATCTTGGTGTTGCAAAGGGTATTTTCCAAAATTTGAACGAAACTTTTGCCGTAACTCAAGCGTTTGATGTTATTGCAAAGCACTTTGAGGAAAAGAAAGATGGAGAAATTAATGCCACAAACTGAGCCGACATACATTGCCACAATAGGAACGATCTTTTTTTCTCTTGTTGGTATGCAAGACATAAGCGATGCTGCACAACTGGTTTTTGTTGTAGCATCCACAATATCATGTGGCATATCCATTGCAGTTGGTTATAAACAACTAAAAAAGAAAAAATGAGACATATATTAAAAAATATCAAAACATCCTTTTTTGGATCAATTGCTGGACTGCCTTTGGTAGTGGATGGAATTGCAAATAAAGATGTTGCAATGGTTATTTCAGGAGTGGCAACTCTTATTCTCGGTTTGATGGCTAAAGATCATGACACCCACTAAAAAATATATAATTATTGCAGCGATCATTTTGCTGCTATTAACTGCAAAGAAGGTGAACGCTGCTGAATTAATTGCAAAATTTGAGGGTTTATCCTTAAAACCCTATTTGGATACAAACAACCAGTATTCTATTGGATATGGAACGCAATATAACTGGGATAAAAATAGACCAGTTGTTGCCAGTGATCGTATAAGTAAAGAAAAGGCTTTAGAATGGCTGAATAAGGAAATTGCTCAAAGGCAAATGGCACTGAAAAAGATGTTCACAAGAACACCTACTGCCAATCAATTGGCTGCAATGACAAGTTTGGCATATAACATTGGATTGGGTAGGTTTCAATTATCATCCATAAGATCCAATTTTAATGCTGGAAACATACAAAAGGCAGCAGATTCCTTTCTTTTATATAACAAAGCAAGGGTAGATGGAAAATTGGTAGTTTTGAAAGGTTTAGATGAAAGAAGGAAGTTAGAAAGGCAATTATTCTTATCTTAGTGGGGTCATAATCAGTTTATTCAGATGAATTCAGGGGAAAATTTCTATTTTCCCCATTTTTTTTGCAAAAAATTTGGTGGATTCAAAAAAATGTTTATAGATTTGAATTGACAAATCATCTTTTAAACTTTTAAACGAAAAAACCATGACAAAGGAACAAAAGTCAGCCTACACCATTGCAGCCATTATTCTATTGGCTATTCTCATTTGCTTTTCGGATTCAATTTGGGCATTATGATCGGGTTATTTGCTCGGTTGCTGGGATTTATTTGGTTCATCCTATGTATTCCAGTATTCCTATTGACATTCGCACTGATTGAATTAATTTATTTAATTAAAAAATTGACAAATGGCAACCATTGTACTAAATTATGATCCCAATATGTACTGGGATGAATTTCTAAGATCAAACAATATCAGGCATGATCAGTACATCAACGATCCCAAAAGATTTATTTTGTACTATTACGATGATTTTCACCTTTTAAAAATCGGTTTTGAATTCGGTTTATTTTATCAACTTAAAACCTTACAAAATGAACCCAATGTATAACGATCTAAAGGAATTATTTGATGAAATACATTTTTTGGAAGAAAAGCAAAAGAAACTACAAAGGATGTTAAACGCAAAAAGATTCAGTAACATTCAAATTCATTTCTTTGCCGACAAAGATTATCACACGATTTACCAACAAGATTCCCCATTCAATATGGAAAGTGAACTAAGGATTTTAATTGAAGGGATGATTGATCAACTGGATTTTGATATACAAAATTTAAAACTACAATTTTAAAACAAGACAAATGAAAAAAGTAACGAAAAAAGAAAATGTTAAAAAGTTTACATTTACTGCAATGTTTCAAGATGGAAAATTTATGTGTAAAAGTACCGACATAAATAATTTTGAATTGTACGAAATAACTGCAATAATTTCAGCACTTGAACTAGAAAAACAAGATTTACTAATGTATTTTTTAAATAAGAAAAACTAAGCACATGAAACCAGCAATGATGAACGGAAAAAAGATCTATTTTGAAGTTTTTGTAACTAATGGCGATCCATTTATTTTGATTTCGGACAAGGAATGGGCAAGTGAAGGAATATCAAAAATTTATTTTCTTCGCCGTTTTTCCATGAAATATGCGATGGAAGATTTTATGAAGTATCTTGACAAGATTGCTGAAATGAATAAGGCAAAGCAGAATGAAGTGTATTAATTGCCATAAGCATTTCACAGTTACCATTCATAGGGGCAAGGTGGGGTTAGCACTTTGCCCCCATTGTTTAACAATAAATAACAACCAAAATGCAAAAAAACAAAGATTTACCAGCAAGTGCAGTTCATCCTATTCAGGACAAATTCGGTCAGGTAATCTTAATGACTGGATTTACAAAGCAAGAAGCAGTTGCACTGGAGATATTCAAGGCTCATGTGATGAATAGCACTGATTGGGCAGATGAACCAGTAAATGAATTAACAATAAAATATTGTTATGAATTAGCTGCAAAATTTTGCTCATATTTGGAAAACGAAGGTGAAAAAGAAAGTGGGTTAATACAAAGTGTATAAAATGACAAATGATCTACACGAAAAGCTTAACTCCCGAAAATTCCGCAATGGTTACAAACCACCTGAAGAAAATGTAATTTTTTCTATTCAAGGAAAAAATATAGGTACCAGTCAATCATTTGTTTGCTTTCAGGGATTGCCTAAAGCTGGAAAGTCAACTTTCATTACCAGTGCAATTGCTTCAGCATTTACGCACTGGGATATATTCGGGATGAAAATAAACTTTCCAAAGGAAAGGAAGCGGATATGCTATATAGACACCGAAAGTTCGGATTTTGACTATTATAGGGTGCTGGAAAGGATAAGATCACAAATTATTTGTGATCCCCTTCCGCACAATTTTGATTCATTCCTATTTAGGGAAGATTCTCCACAAGACATTCAGTCAATGATTGAGATTTATTTGGATGAAAACAAAGATTGCTCGGTACTTGTCATTGATGGAATATTGGATTTAATAGCGGATTTTAATTCAGTTGAACAAAGTTTTTATTTAGTTCAGTGGCTAAAAAAGATCACAAAACAACACGATCTTTTGATCCTTTGCGTTTTGCATCTTGGTAAAAAAGATCAAAACTCAATTGGACACATAGGCTCCTATTTAGATCGTAAAAGTCAATCAGTTTTAAAAATTGAAAAGAATAAAGAAAAAAAGACATTAGATCTCATTCCTACATTTTTGAGATCAACGGATGATTTTGACCCTATATCAATTCAATATACTGGAAACAATTGGCAACAAGTTAACACTGATCCAGTTCAAAAGGGTACATATATTTACGGAATGGAAAAAACATCTTTGATTAATAAACTATTGTTTGAAAATAGAACTTACAAAGATCTTATTTCTGATTTTTCTGAATTTACTGGTAAAGGGCAAACCACTGCGAAAAAGATTGTTAAAGATTGGATTGCAGATGGATCTATTGTCAAGATCGGTGAACTATATCAAAAAAAATAGGGATGGTCGCCCACCCCTATTGACAAATGATCTTCCATAACGAAAAACCACTTTCCTTTCATGTCAAAAATAGAAAATTTCTAATTATGAGCAAACTTTTTACTGGAATAATATTTTTCAAACCTGAAACGGGAATTACACCCCGAAAATATCGGAATATCAACAACACCGAAAATTTCCTCAAATTCGCCGAAAAATGTGGTGGTTGGTATGTGAACCTATATTGCAAGAGATCTGCCAAATTTGAGGCTAGAAAGTACCTTAGAAACGATTCCTGATACAAACATCAACACTGAAAAACAAAAATGGGGCATTTTGCCCCTTTTTTATTGCCAAAGGTCAAAGAAAAGTGGATTTGATGAACTTAGGTCAACTTAGGTCAACTTGGAAAGGGTCATTTTTGGCTTGGATGGATGGCAACGGGTCAGGGGTATACTAGAAGTATACCCCTGAACCCAGATGTTGACCTTCCATTCAACTTTTTTGACCCAAAATTTGTTTTTTTAGAATTTTTTTAGTAATTTTGGTAAAACGTTTGAAATTTTGAAAAAGGGTAATTTGCTTTTTTTGGGTATCGGCGGACTAGCTGCATGGTATCTTTGGACAAGGGTACAACTGGGTCAAAAAACAAAATTAATTTTCAAAAAAATTCGGTTGATTGGTAAGGGTTTATCTAAACAATTTGAACTTAATTTCAAAATTCAGAACCCAACAAATCAAACGGGTGTAGTTTCTGCAATTACTGGAGAGGTTTATATAAATGATCGTGTTGTTGCAGATTTTAGCTCATTTGGTGAGCAAAAAATTGCCCCAAAAAGTGAAAGTGATTTCAAAGTGATTGCATCCCCTACAATTGGAATTATTCAGTTACTTACTCAAAGAGGTTTATTGAAATCAGGACTAAAATACAAAATTAAAGGAACTGGAAATTTTGATGGGATCGTTGCTCCATTTGAATATACTGCAAAACTTATTTGATGAATAGGGATCGTTTGCTAGGTAGATTAAGTGCATATGGCAAAAAACGAATCTTGATTAAAAAAGATCAAGGGGTTCCCGACATCATGTCTGCAATGCTTTCAGCACATAAAATTTATGCCCCTGAATATGATAAAATTAGTCAAGATTTTTATGCTGGTGATGGGATTCAAACTGCAAAAAATCTATTCAACTTTCTCAAAAAGAATGTTAGGTACAAAATAGAATCTGAAAACAACCAGCGGATCATGTCCCCCAGTGCTATTGTATCACTGGCAAAAAATGATTGCAAAAATTATGCTTTATTCATAATGGGTGTATTGGATTCCTTGAAAAGAAAAGGATTGATAAAAAACGATATTTTTTATCGTTTTGCAAGCTATAAACTGCTGGATGAAGTTCCTCATCATGTTTTTGCAGTAATAAAGGAAAATGATGGAACTGAATACTATATTGATCCAGTATTAAGCACATTTAACGAAAGAAAAACATTTTTTCATAAGATAGACAAAAGACCAAACAATATGCCACTATATTCAATTTCAGGAGTGGGAAAATCAGTTGGGGCAGCGAAAAAAACTGCTCAACCCAAAGAGAAAAAAAAGATTGTTGTAAAAATAGCACTTGCCCCAGCAAGGGGGTCATTTTTGTTGCTGGTAGGTTTGAATTTCATGGGTCTTGCAACAAAACTGAAAAAAGCATTTAGTGATAGGGCAGATGCAACTCAAAACTGGTGGGCAAATTTAGGTGGCAACCCAAATGAACTTTTGAGAAAAGTTGATCAGGGTGCAAAGAAAAAAAGATTGTTGGGTGAACAAGTTGAATTTGCTTCAGAGGGTCAAATTGGTGTTGTAGGTACTGGAACTGCTTCTGCAACTGTTACCGCCGCACCTATTTTGATAAAAGTTGCTGAATTTCTGTCAAAGTTGGGAATTGATGTTAAAGAGGTTTCCGAAGTTGGCAAAAGGGTATTGGCAAAGCAAGTGAAAAACGTTGTAGAAAAAAATTTAGAAAATTCTGAAAAGTTGGAAGTGGCAGAACAAGAAGAAGTTGATAGGATAGTTAACCAAACTGAAGGAATTGAAGATGGAAAACAAAAGATGAACTACATTCCTTTCGTGGTTGGTGGTGCGTTGGTTTTATATTTGATCAGTCGTAAAAAATAATCACTTTCTTTTCACCTTTAATATGTATAAAAACTATCCAGCAAAAGCTACAAAAAATGCAGTTGAGGGATATGTTTTGAATCTTATGAAAGGTAGTTGCAAAAATGCAACTGGAGTGAAAACTGCGATGAAGTTGATGAATAGAGAGGTATTGAGTGAAAAATTTGTGAATAAGATCTATTCATATTTGAAAAGGGCGAAAGTTTATGTGGGTGAAAAAGATCGGTGCGGTTACATATCGTATCAATTATGGGGTGGAAAGGAAATGTTGAAATGGTGTGAACAAAAATTAAAAAAATAGAATATGACTGCAAAACAAAAGGCAGCTAGGGAGAAATTCAAAAAGGTAGTTGCTGAAGCAAGTAAACTGCGTAAGAAAAACCCTAAATTAACACAAGCACAAGCTGTAAAACAAGCATGGGCAATTCAGTATTCTAAAGAAGGTAAAAGCAAACCGAAAAAAGTTGCAGCCATTAAGATTATTGAGAAAGGTGAAAGCAAAAAAGCAAAACCAAAAGCAACTTATCAACAAGTAAGATCCAAAAAAGGAACTTTCAAAGGTTTAAAAAAGGTGGGTGCAGTACCAAAAAAGAAAGCTGCAAAAAAAGAAAGTAAGCCAGTTTCAAAAATGACTGAAAAAGAATTAAAATCAGCATTAAGTAAAAAATTGGCTCAAAAAGGTGTATCAAAAGATTTTTTGAAAAATAATTTTGTATTGATGAAATTGGGAGCAATTTCAAAAAGCAAAGTAAAAGCAAGAAAAGGAAGATCAACTGAAATGCATACCGATACTAAAAGCCACAATGTAAATATAAAGGTGGTAAGCGGGATGCCCAGTTACAAAGATCCTGAAATGGCTCGTGAAATAGAATTATATGCAGACAGTGATTCTATGCTATATTTTCAAAGAAGAAAGCCTATTTTGATAAACCTAAGTAAGAAATATAAAAAAGGAACTTACGATATTCAAAAAGCTGCGAAACTTTGGAGATATTATATTGATGCTGCTCTTGAAAAATATAATAAGGAATTCGGGTCAAGAGGTGATAAGTGGTATGAATTGATGAGTGTAGCTGATCGTAATTTATTAGCTTTAGAATATGCTAAGGCTACAAAAGATGAATTTGATTTAGGAAATTTTACTGAAAAATAAAAATCTTGGGATAGTTCCCACATAAACAAAAAAAAACAAAAACAATGGCAAGAAGAAGAAAAAAGGCAGCCCCTCGCCGCCGCCGTTCAGGCAGAAAAATGGGTGCAATTGGTAAGGGTTTCATTATGGATGCCGCTGGACTCGTTGTTGGTGCTGCTGCTGCTCGTGTTCTAACATCTTCACCCAAAGTGCTTCCAAACATTGATGCTAAATTGAAAAGTGCTGGTGTAATTGCTCTTGGTGCTTTCTTCCCTAAGTTCCTGAAAGGATCTTTTGGTAAAGCTATCGGAGATGGTATGGTTGCTGCTGGTGGTCTTGGATTGCTTCAAGCTACACAAGTATTGAATGGTATTGATCAAGCAATGGAAATTCCAGTTTCAGTTATGGCTGGTGATGATCTTTCCGTAATTGCTGGATATACACCTGACAACCTTTCAGTGATTGCTGGAATGGAAGAAGAATATTAATTTTGTAACTAAGAAAAAAAAATAGAAAATGGCAACACAACATGGTGCAAGGCTGGTGTTTGATAATGCAAAAGCACTGGTTTCAAACGCTGGTTTCAACGTAAATCAGGCGGTACTTTCACAAAGCTACATTCGTTCAGAGGTAGCAATGTCTACAACTACAACAAACTATCATGTACCTGTATTGGTTAATGATACTCAAAACGGAAATGCTTTTCCAACGGAAAACCGCCTGAACCTTCAGGATGCGTTCGTGATTTCCAGCATTGGTATTTTTGTTTCAGCTCCAGCTGCTTCAACTACTACTGCTTTCCCTTACTACACTTATCCAAATGCTCAAATTTTCAGCACTGTTGGTGCTGCTGCTGCATTGTATAATTTGTATAACGGACAGATGAATGTTACCGTAAACAATAGGCAGATCGTTCCAGCTTGGGATATTTATAGGCACTTGATCGTTCCTCAAACTCAAACTGCTTCATCCACTGGTACCAACACTGCTATTGATCAGAACGATGCTTCTGAATATGGTTACTATCCAGTTGAACCAAACATTGTTTTGGTTGGTTCTAAGAATAACCAAATCAATCTGCAACTTCCAGCGGCTATTGGTACGCTTCAAGCTTCAACTGCTCCTCGTATTCTCGTAATATTCAGGGGTATATTGGCTCAGAACGTTACACCCGTCCGCTAATTTATATTGGCAGTAATGCTCAACATAGTAATGCAAAGGGGGATGGCACGTTAAAAATAGAACCCCTATTTTTTACAATTCAAAAAAACCGATATGAATAAGGTTCAGAATTATGAATTTATTGAGGTGGTAGTTCCCCAGTCATCCACTGGTACTCGTTTCTACTTTCCTGACCAGCCGCAACTTCGTTTTGTATCATTGCTAAACTTGGTTTGCTATACTCCAAACGTTGTTTCAAGTTCAATCCTCTCAGGAAATGCACTGCTTTCAGTTGCTAACTTGCAAAAAACTTATTTGGTATTGTATTACAATGACAAGGAAAGTGTAAATAGGATTCCTATTTTGGAACTGAACAGAATTGCTTCTAATTCATCTACTGCGGATCCTTA